AGTTAGCTGAAGCATGTGCAAACGAAACAGGACTGAATCTAGACCCTATACATCACAAAGACAGACCCAAGGAAGTAAAATTAGCAGTATGTTCCTCAGACAAAGCAAGAGACTTGTTGGGGTACAAAACAGCAACAAACATGAGACAGTCTGTCAAGAAAACTGCAGAATATATAAGAACTAGGGGAACAAAAAAGTTTCAATACCATTTGCCTTTAGAAATTATTAACGAACATACTCCAGATACCTGGAAGAACAAATTGATATGATTTCTTTTTGCTGTCCGTCTCGAGGCAGGCCTCTTTGGGCAAAAAGATTAGTTGACTCCGCCACCGCAACACAAAAAGGCAATACGGAGTTTCTTTTCTACCTCAACGACGATGACAGATATTTAGAGCAGTATAAAGACCTGCTAGATGAAAAACACTATGTGGTAGGCCCAAATCAATCAACATGTTTTAGCTGGAACCTAATGGCAGAAAAAGCAACAAACGATGTTGTGATGCTGATGGGTGACGACGTGCAAGTTAAAACTGAAAATTGGGATCAAATAATAGTAGATGAAATTAACAAATATGACGATAAGATATTAATGGTTGTGCCTAGTGATGGTAGACTAAAGAACAGAGAGCTTGGGAACGAAACAAAATTATGGGGCGATAAACCATTGCCGGCGGCACACTTTGCAGTTCATAAAAACTGGACTAAAACACTAGGATACCTTGCCCCTGTGTATTTTTGGCATTGGCACGTTGATTCTTATACTCAAAAAGTTGCACGTAAACTTAATCGATGTCTATTTCTGCCAAGTGTTGTGTTCAAAGCTAAAAAAATTATGAATGACGATGCTGGAAAACAAATTAGAAAACACTTCAATATAGGTGCGAGGGATAACTTTGTCTGGACAAAGGTAAGGGACAGACATTTGCAATCTGACGTCAGTGCCTTACGTGACTTTATTAATTCTTCGCAGTAGATCGTCGTAGGTCGTTCCGTCAATGTCCAGTTGAACTAACGGACTTCTAATATATTTCCTTGTGGTGTGTACAAATTTAATATCTTTTGATTTTGATATTAAGAAAGTATTGGCTTCGTATCTGATCTGTTTGCCTTTCAAATGCACATAGGCCGCAGTGCTGTCGCTTCTTTCCTTGAAGAACCATAAGCACATTATATCCTTACTGAAATCTATATTGGTAAAACTTTCTTTAAGTTCTGCTGTTGTGTTATATTTTTCACAAAATTCCTTCCAGTGTTGGTGATCTAGGTTGTTTTGGTTTTCGTACAAACTGTCATATTTCAAACTATCTATTAGGTCCTTTGCAATGATGTGTTCTACGGGCTGATCGTAGTAATGATTTTTTTTAAGTTTATCCCAGTTCATTATGCACTGAATAGATTGATCAATTCTTTCTTCCAATCATCGGCATACTCACAGTCTCGGTAGCCATCGAACCATGGACCGCCTTCTGTGTAGTGCAGTATTTTTGGTGTGCCATCTTGAGATTCCTTGTACCATCCCACTAGCCAATTGTACTCCAGTGGCAGTGATCCTATTTCGTTGTCCTCTAACCAACTGAATCTGTGTAGGAACTTTGGCGATTCTTCGTTTAATAATTCTGGTGTAAGTATTTTGTTTTTGGGGTGTTCACAGTTCCACAGCACCATGCTGGACCAGTTCTTCCTTGGATATGTAGCCTGTACCTGTCCATCCATCTTGGTCGTCTCTTTGGGTTTGTAATCGTGTTGTACAACAACAACTGCCTTTGACGGATCGCAATATTTTACAAGTTCGTGGCTTGGTATCTTCCAAAGGAAGTCGCAATCACAGAACACCGCCCACCCCTTAAAGTCGTTCATGTAAGGTACGAAGAATCTAGTGAATGTGAATTCTGTTGATGCAAGTTTATCTACGGGCCTGGTGTACAGTCCTTGATCTCTCATCTGTTTCTGTTTCAACGGGATAACCTCAGCAGAAGGGTCTCTTCTCTTTATACTGTGTTCACACACTTGGTATGCTATATCCTCCCTGCTGTCGTGGCCTACGTAGATTTTCATTTTCTTCCTGAAACTATTTGATGTATCTGTTTCCAATTACTTACACGTGTGACCTCTGGATGATCAAAGTTTTGATTGTATGGATGGTCTATTAATATAGGCTTTAAACCGTATTTGAGCCCCAGTACAGCGTTCTTTGGCTTGTCCTCGATCCAATATAGTCCGGTGCCATGAAACTCGGATAATGCTGAATCTTTGTCCGCTCCAGTGCCTAAGATATGGTAATTTGTGAAAATATGATCTCCAAACAGTTCTCCTAATCTCTTCTTACGCATTTCCTGTGCTGGAACATCTGATGTCTGCGAAGTGATTGGTATGAAGGTCCAACCCTCGGCGGCCAGTAATTTTACCCAAGTCTGAGATTCCAACATTGGTCTCTGTGTGCCCATCCAAGCACTTCTATTAAATTCTCTTATCTCCTGTCTTATTGTGTCCTTGCTGACGCCATACCTGTTGGCCATTTCGTAATCGTTGTACATGTCTGGCAACTGTTTGTATGGGTAATACCTCACGCCTTTGTCGTCAAAGTACGATCGCATAGCCATCCATTTTGTGAAATGGTGTTCCCATTCCAACAAAACACCGTCAACGTCTGTTAGTATTATTCTATTTGATGTCGGCATCTTCCATCCCTGCCACTCTCAATTTTACAATGTTTGTGATCTGCCATTGTTTTTGATCAAGCCCTTTGGTGATGCCTAGCCATTGATTTCTTATCAATGCAAAGTCGTTAATGATCTTGTCCATGTCAACGACATCGTCTTCACCGTCTACATATTTTTCTGCGTCTCTGCTCGATAATGCTCTATTGTAATTTTCTAAATATTTCCTAAAAGTTTTTGATCTCAATCTTCTCAACTCTATGTTTAGGTATTCTAGTATTGCTTCGAGTTGTTGTAGTTGGCTGAATCTTTCTTCTACTATGCCCGGTAGTGAGGCACTGGCTCTTTCGAGATTACCGTAAATCTTACACTGCTTCTTTGCTTCTAATAACTCCTTATCGAAGTATGCTACGCAGTCTGGTATCTTGTCTAGGTTCCTACTTACTTCGTTGTACCAGTTTATCATTCATCGTCATCGCCGTAGCCCATGTCCTCAGATTCTTCTTCCTCGAACACAGTGTTGACGGCTTCCTCTAGTTTTGGATCATACTCCGCTGATCCTTTTAGAACGTCATGATCTACGCCTATGTCTTCCAGACTTTTAATGAAGTCAATTGCCATGTCCAACTTCTGTCTCTCCGGTACATAATGCACGATGGAGTTCCACAAACGTTCTACGTCTTCGTGTGTAAAGTCTATCATTATTCTTCAGATTCCTCAGTTGTCTCATCGGGCGACTCTTCTTTAAACTCTGCCATTATCATATCTAATTTATCACCCACCCATGCTTTTCTAAAGTCGATGTGTTCTTTACCTGCTTTGTCAACATATTTGAGTCTGTTTCCTGTTTGTACTAGTAAACCTTTTTTCTCAAACAGTTCTACCAATCCACTGTACGGATTCATGCCAGTCTCGTATGGAATTTTGACCTGCACGCCTTCAAACGGTTTAGCATATCTAGTTTTCATAACTTTACAAGCGGCTCTGATACCCCTTACGTCAGTGACTTTGTTACCGGCTTCATCCTCTTTAAGTTTAAGTTTCTTCATTGCAACAACAATACTTGATGCGTATATGAATCCTTGTCCACCTGATATCTTGTCATCTGGATCAAACATGTCCTGTGATGCATAAGTGTGGTTTGTTGCTATTAGTCCAACGTTCCAACTTCCAAACATGTTCACGCAGTTCCTTACGAGTGCCGTCAATGCCTTGGGTTTTCTACCTAGGTCACCTTTCATGTCACCTGCTTCGAATTGATTTACGTCTGTTGGTGTAAGCATCATGCCCAAACTATCTATGACAAACAGTACTTTAGGTGCACCTTCTTTGTTGTCTGCGTGTTGCTCTTTATAACCTTTCATAAACTCTGAAACAGTTTTTGCTACATCATCTACCATTGACATACTTAATTTTAAAAGTTTGTCTTCTGAAGTATCTACTTTCAATGCTTGTAACCATTTCTCATCTAATGCGTTTTCTGTGTCAATCAGTATAACAAAGATGCCTTGATCTTGTGCATTCTTTATGATGTTTCCTGATGCTATGTAGGACTTACCTGCTCCTGATTCACCTGCAAGTACAGTCACCTTGCCTAGTGGAATACCTCTGTTAAAATCACTGGTCATCAAATAGTTTAATGCGTAATTTCCTGTGCTGATCCAATCTGTTGGATCGCTGAATCCAATTCCTAATCCTTGTATTGATTTTGTAATACTCTTTCTAAACTTTGTTGCGTCAAATACTTTTGTCATAATTTTGTCCTTTGTGTCATCTATTTTAGCATACCTAGGCCCTAACGTCAATGCTAGGGCC